CCACCGAGATCTACACTCTTTCCCTACACGACGCTCTTCCGATCTGTTTTCGGTTGAAAAGATTGGAAATGATTTTAATTTAGGTGTTGAGAAATTAGAAATAGATTATAATAAAGAAAGGCCAATAGGATATCAATTAACATTAGATGAAATAGCATATATAAAAAATGATGTACTAATAGTTGCGAAAGCTTTAAAAATTTTATTTAATATGAAATTAAATAAAACAACACAAGGGTCTAATGCTCTTTATGATTATAAACAAAGTATCGGTGGGGAAAAGAATTTTAGAAAATGGTTTCCACTTTTATCATATGAAAACGATAAAATAATAAGGAAAGCTTATAGGGGCGGTTTTACATATTTAAATCCAAAATATAAAGATAAAATTGTTAATGGTGGAAAAGTATATGATGTAAATTCACTTTATCCATATATAATGTATACAAGACTTTTACCATATGGCGAACCACTAGAATTTAGTGGAAAATATAAAAATAATAAAAATTATCCCCTTTATATACAAATAATAAGATGTCAATTTGAGATAAAAGAAAATAAAATTCCCACAATACAATTAAAACATACTGGAATATTTAACGATACAGAATATTTAAAGACATCAGGAAATGAGGATGTAATTTTATATTTAACGAATGTTGATTATGAATTATTTATAGAACAATATAATATATATAATATAGAATATTTAGGTGGTTTCTGCTTTAAAGGTAGAAAGGGAATGTTTAAAAAATATATAGATAAGTGGGTAAAAGTAAAAATAGAAAGTAAACAATCAGGAAACAAAAGTTTATATACACTAGCAAAATTAATGTTAAATGCGTTATATGGTAAATTTGGACTAAATCCAGATGTAAAATCTAAAATACCGTTTTTTGATGGTGAATTAGTACATTATAAAATAAGTGATAGTGAAGTACGAGAGGGAATTTATATTCCTATGGCAATTTTTATAACTTCTTATGCAAGAGAAAAAACAATAAGAAGCGCACAAAGTCTTTACAAGAGATTTATATATGCAGATACAGACAGTTTACATATTGAATGTGATAATAATTTTACACCTGATTTAGATATAGATAGTGTTAAATTAGGTTATTGGGATAATGAATTAATATTTGAAAAGGCAAAATATAACCGTCAAAAAAGATATATTGAATATGGTTATGAACCGAAAAATCCAAATAAAAAATTTTTAAAAGTAACTTGTGCAGGTATGCCGAGTACATGTCATAGTTATGTAAATTTTGATAATTTTAAAAATGGAACAGAAATTCCTGGAAAGCTTCAAAATAAAAGAGTAAAAGGGGGAGTTGTTTTAATAAGTATACCTTTCACTATAAAATAGTTGACATTATTATATTAATATTATACAATAAAGGAGCCAATAATACAATAGTGTTTAAGGTGCCAACAAATTAAATTTTGCTTAGATACTAACTCTTGGCAAGAGGTTGTATTATGGTAGCAGGGTATAATATTATACCCTGCTTAAATTTTATAGGGAGAAAATTATGTATTATAATGGTGATAATATCATAGAAAAAGGAAAATTGATTAATTTTATATTAGGTGCCAGAGGATGGGGAAAAACATATTATTTTAAAAAACGTTCAATAGAAGATTGTATAAAGAAAGGGGAACAATTTATATATTTAAGACGTTTTAAAGAAGAAGTAACGATAACAAAAGATAAATTATTTGGTGATATATTATCACAATTTCCCGATTATGAAATAAAACTTGAAAAAGATACATATTTTATAAATAAAAAGGGTGAAAAGCATTCTAAAATATTAGGTTATATTATTCCTTTATCTACTTCTAGTAAATATAAAAGTGTTCCGTTCCCGGATGTTACTAAGATTATTTTTGATGAATTTATTGTAGATAAAGGCGCATTACATTATTTACCGAATGAAGTACAATTATTTTTAGAGTTTTGTTCAACAGTAATAAGAAATAGAAATAATGTGCAAGTATTTTTATTGGGTAACGCTATTAGTTTATATAATCCTTACACATTATATTTTAAAATAAAATTACAACCCGGACAAAAGCTATATCAAAATGGAGAAATTCTATTGGAAATGAATCATAACAGGGAATATGAAGAAAATATGAAATCAACAAGATTCGGAAAATTAATAAGTGGAAGTAAATATGGTGAATATGCGATAGAGAATAAATTTTTGAAAGATGATAAAACATTTATAGAAAAGAAATATTCAGATAGTAAAGATTTATGCACTTACATTTTTAATAATAAAGAATATTCCGTGTGGTATAGTATAAAGCATAATATGATTCATATTTCTAAAGATAAATCCAATAAACAAATCAGATATACATTTACAACAGATGAACACAATCCAACAACATATTTAATTCGTAGTTTTAGTAAGGATAGAATATGGAGACAAATAAAAGAAATGTATCAAGAGGGTAATGTAAGATTTGAAAACGGAGATTGTAAAAATAGTTTTATGGAAGCAATGGCTATGGTGAATGGGATTAAATAATGTATTGACACGGCATTCAAAAAGTACTATAATAATATTGGGGTATAATATGTTTTACACATTTACATTTTTTGACATTAGCTTAGAAGAAAGAAATAATTTAATTGAATTAGCAGATCGTTATGGTATTAATTATTCGTATAATGAATTGACGAATATACTAATTGTATATGAAGTGCCCTCTAATATCAGAAATGACTTTATTAATTATGCTAATTTAAATAATATTGAATATAAACAGGAAATAAAAGAACAAAGTGGAAACGGTGATATTAATAATACTGTTTTAAAGATATTAGAAAATCAAGTAAATTTTGATTATCGTTTACTTTCTGTTTTATTTAATATCTATTCTTTTGGTGGTAAGGGAACAGTGGGCGGAAATACTGGAAACTATTATTACACAATATATGGAGCTTTAACGGTTGTTCAAGTACAAGAGTTTGCAAGGTTAGCACAAGAATTAGGTGTTCCGATTACGATAAGTGGAGAAGGTGAAAGACAATATTTGACAGCTGGACCATTGACTTCTGAACAAAAGACACTTTTTCAAAAATTAGGTGTTAAATTAAATGTTGGCTCTAATACAAATCCCGGTGGTGAGATACCACCGATTATCAATCCCGGCGAAGATATACGATATACACGGCAACAGTTTATTAGTATCATAGCAGATTATTGTGTTTACAAAATGCACGAAACGGGAATATTGGCTTCTCTCGCAATAGCGCAGTGCACCGTTGAATCTGGAAACGGAAATAGCGGTTTAACAGCAGTTTCTAATAACCTATTTGGATATAAGGGAAAATATAACGGTGAATCTGTTTTATATCCAACAAAAGAATGGGTAAACGGTCAATATATTGATGTAATGGGAGAATTCAGAAAATATCCAAATTGGAATGCTTCTATTGACGATTATTTTTCCCTTTTATCTGGTGCATCCAGATATCAAAATTTAATAGGCGAAAGAGATTATAAAACAGCTTGTTATAAGGTTCAACAAGATGGTTATGCAACTGCTCCAACATATGCTACTACGCTAATTAGTGTAATTGAAGCGAATAATCTACAAAAATATGATGAGATGTGAGTGATTTTTATGAAAAACTTTTTAGAATGGCTAACTATTGCGTTCGGTGTTTTGGGTTCAATTCTTTCTTATTTTATTGGAGATATGACGCCTGCTTTATATACACTTTTAATGTTTATGTGTATTGATTATTTAACAGGTATTATTAACGCAATTGTATTTCATAAAAGCAATAAAACAACTAGTGGAACATATGATTCTAAAATAGGATTTAAAGGCTTAATCAGAAAATGCGGTATTATTTTAATGATTATTATTGCATTTCAGTTAGATAAAATTTTAGGTTTTAATTATGTAAAAGACGGCGTGACTTTTGCTTTTTTATTTAATGAATTAGTTTCTATTATTGAAAATTTGGGGTTAATGGGCGTTAAAATTCCCAATATTATTAAAAATACGCTTAATGTATTAAAGCAAAAAGGAGATGTGACAAATGCAGAAAATAACGATTCCGATTGAAAATCCACTTATTACAGCGGCATATAAAGTAAATGCATATACAAATAAATTTGGTTATATTCATTACGGAATTGATATTGCAGATTATGAATTAAATAGAAATATTTATTCTCCGGGTGAAGCATTTATTTATGATTGTGGGATGGATGGTAAATTTTACAGTGATAAAAGAGGAAATTGCGTTGTTATGATTTTAAAAGATGTTCAATTTCCCTCTGGTGAAATAAAAGATTTATCTGCAAGATTGTTTCATTTAGATAATATTTTAGTAACAAAAGGTCAACAAGTAAAACAAGGCGATATTATAGGTATTTATGGAAACAGTGGTGCAAATACAACAGGTTCGCATTTACATATTGAATTTGATACAGATATTAATTATCCGGCTCATGCTATTGGCATTAAAGAATCTGGAAACGTTATTAAAAAAGGTACAGTAGATTCAACTTTAGACCCTAGTTCAATATGGTTTAAAAAAGAAAATCAAATTATAAAAACAAATGAAAAAATAGGTACATGGGTACTCGAAAATGACATTAATATTCCTGTTTTACCAAGTATTAACTATAAAGAAAAATATGAAAATGTAATGAAAGAAAAAGAAATTCTAAAAAATAGTATTCAAAATTTATATAACATGGTAGAATCCATGGGAAAGGATTATGTTAAATGACCAGAGAGGAAAGGGAAGCCTTGTTAATTCAAATTGCAAACACCGGAAATGATGCAGATGCAAGGGAAATGATAGACAGAATTCATAATGATTTTTTAGATTATGAAAATCGCTTTAATGATTATGAAACAAGGGAATCTGAATTTATCAATACAATTGAAGAAATGGACAGTAAATATAAAAATCTGAAAAAACAGTATATTGATAGATTTTTCGGAAAAAGAAAAGATGAAATTATAGAAGAAAATAAAGAAGATTTGGAAGAAGAAAGTAAACCTAAATCTTATGATGATTTGTTTGAAGAAAGAGAGGGTTAAATAATGGGAAGTATTTTGAAAGCTTCTAGCGTTGATGTACTAAATACAATTCGGACTAATGCTTCATCTACATATCAAGAAAGAATTCCAGAAGCTACTAGAAATAATATTTCTAAGGTTGGTTCAGCAATTTTAAATTATGAACCTGCTAGAAACGAATTTCTAAATGCTTTGATGAATCGTATCGGATATGTTATTGTCACTAGTAAATTGGCCAAGAATCCTTTGAGAATGTTTAAAAAAGGTATGTTGGATTTTGGTGATACTGTTGAAGAAATTTTCGTAGATATCGCAAAAGCACAACATTATGACCCTAAGGTAGCGGAAACAGAAGTTTTTAAAAGGGTAAAGCCAAATGTCAGCGCATTGTTTCATAAGTTGAACAGACAGGATTTTTATAAAGTAACAATTTCTAACGACCAGTTACAAACAGCATTTTTATCCAATAATGGAATTACGGATTTGATTGCAAGAATTACCGACAGTCTTTATTCCGGTGATAATTACGATGAATTTTTGCTTACAAAAGAATTAATTAAACAAACAGGTGAAAATGGTCAATTTTCTGTACAGCCTGTTTCTGCAATTACTGATGAAGCAAGCGCAAAATCTTTTGTTGCTTCTGTAAAGTCTGCTTCCGATATGATGGAATTTATGTCTACCCAATTTAATGCCGCAAATGTTCTCACATCTTCTTCTAAAGATGAACAGTATTTGCTGATTACACCCAAATATAATGCCATGATTGACGTGGAAGTTTTGGCATCTGCATTTAATATGGATAAAGCCGAATTTATGGGACATCGTGTTTTAGTAGATAACTTTAACGGCTTGGAAGATGATGGTGTAATTGCCGTCTTGGTAGATAAAAACTATTTCATGATTTGGGATGTTTTGCAGAAATTTACGGAACAGTATAATGCACAAGGCCTTTACTGGAATTATTTTTTCCATCATTGGCAGATTCTTTCTACCTCACTTTTTGGAAATGCGGTTGCCTTTACTACTACTACACCTAATGTTACTGCATTAACTGTTGAACCTGCAACGGTTACAAATTATGTTTCGGGACAGTCTTATCAATTTTATGCAAAAGCAGAGGGAACAGGACTTACGCCCGCCACTTCTACATGGACTATTAGCGGAAATACTTCTGAGGAAACATTTATTTCTCCACAAGGTTTGCTTTATGTTGCTAAAGATGAAGCGGGTTCCAGTATTACAGTAACCGCAACAAATAATTTTAACACTGATGTTAGCGGAACAGCAAGTGTCACGAAAGCTTAATCACATTACGAAACAGGGGTTTAAACCCTGTCACCATAGAATTTCCGACTATGGTCTGATGATGTTAGGGAGTGATTATATGGATTTTGCACCATCTACAATTATTCAAATATTTAGTGATATTAGATGTGATATAAATCATAATGATGTGTATTTATTTAAAACAGATGCACAAGAAGAAAACTTTTTTCAAAATCATGTTCAATTTACCTTAACAGATTTTTCCTATCAAAGATTAAATAAAAGAATTAGAGTAGAAATAAATGCAGAAAGATTATATAAATGTAATTATTTAAGATTTAAAAATGAAAATTTTTCGGATAAATGGTTTTACGCTTTTATTACAGATATTGAATTTGCAGGAAATAATGTTTCTTTTATTTATTTTAAAATAGACCATTATATGACTTGGAAAGATGATGTAACATTTTATGAAAGTTTTGTTGAAAGAGAACATGCTGAAGATGATACACCGGGAAAACATCTTTATCCTGAGGGATTAGAAACAGGAAAATTTAAAATAAATTATCATGAATTTACTGGGTATTTAGAAGATTTAGTAATATTGGTTGGGTATAGTTATAAATCAGAACAAACGCAAATTAATGTGAACGGTGCAATAGGTGCAGAAAATATTAGTTATGTTATACCCTCTCTTATTAAAAAATATGCCGGTGGTACTGTCCTTTCGGGTGTTTACAGTGGCTCAAAATATATTGCTTGGCATATTGGTGACTTTAGACAAGTAAATGATTTTTTAACCGATTTAATGAAAGATGGACAGATTGACATGATTACATCAATTTCAATGTGTCCAATGGAATTTATTAACGATTTTAATTCTGGTGAAGAAATTGTACAAATTTCTAATAGTACACGCTCTATTACATTCCCTATCTTGGCAGAAAATAAATGGGAAAAGTTTGGAAATTTAGATGGGTATATCCCTAGAAATAAAAAATTATTAACAGGCGAATTTAATTTTTGTGCTGTTAATAATATGAATGGAACAGAAACGGAATTATATTTTGAAAAATGGAATTCATCAGTGTGTATGTTTCACTTAAAAGGATATGTTGGTCCAAATCCATCTTGTCGATTAGTACCAACAGCATATAATATTGATTCAATACCCGGAGAAATTACACAAGATAACTATGATTATAGTATTCCTATGAATGGTTGGCCATTATGCAGTTTTTCATATAGTGCTTATGCTAATGAATTAGGCGCAAACAGAATGAGCCTTGCTCAAAGTACAGTAAACGAAGGAATTTCTTCCGTATGGGATATTTTCGGTAGTTTATTAACAGGAAATGTAAAAGGTGCATTAGATTCTGTATTAGGAATAGGTGAAAAAGTTACAAATTCACTGGCAAAAATGGGAGACAGTGCAAGAATTCCAAATACTGTAAAAGGAAATCAAAATTTAAGTAATTTAAATATAGCTGAAAAAGTACAGGATTTTCTTTTAATGCAAAAATGCGTTACTAGAGAATATGCGGAAAGAATAGATAGATATTTTGATATGTATGGCTATCGTGTTAATGTTAGAAAAAGATTAAACTTTAATAGTAGACCATATTGGAATTATATTAAAACTCTTGACGCTAAAATTTATGGTGATGTACCAAACGAAGCTTTGCAGGAAATGAAAAATATGCTAAATCATGGTTGTACTTTTTGGCATACTGATGATTTAGGAAATTATGAAAAAAATAATGGGGTGGTGTAATGTCTAAATCAAGAAATAGGGCAATGTTTAAAAACTCACCTGTTTATTTATATTATTTAAATAAATTAAAAGAGTATGCATTATCTTGTTTTAAATGGGAAAATTTGCCCGATACAGTAGACGAACGTTTTTTAGAGTTAAGCTTGTTAGAAAAAGGGTATGCGATTTTCTTTTATGATGATATTTTGGGGTATTTAACTTTAGGTGGTTCTATTGGTGGTGAACAAAGTGTTTACCGTGTTCCAATGGATAGAACCGCTATTGCTCCAAATGGTTATCAAAATAATTTAACAGATAAAAATAGTGTTATTATCTTTAATAACTATTTAAGAACACCAACATTTATTACGTGTGAAATGTATGCAGAACAGCTTTATGAATTAGATAGGACAATTTTAACAAATATAAAATCTCAAAAAACACCTATTATTTTAAAATCTTCTCAAAATGAAAAATTAACAATGGAAAATATATATTTAGACTATGATTCTAATGTTCCTGTTATTAAAGTTTCAAATGACCTAGATATGAATAATTTAACAGCATTAACAACAAATGCTCCATTCATTTCTGATAAATTAATGGATATTAAATATAATATATGGAATGAAGCACTAATAGCATTAGGAATAGATGGTAATATTAGCCAGAAAAAAGAACGTGAAAACATTGTAGAAAGTTATGTTCCCACAAAACAAAGTAAACTTTCCAGACTTTCTTATTTAAACGCAAGAAAACAAGCCTGTAAAGAAATTAATAACATGTTTCATTTAAATATCGATGTAAATTATAATGCTGATGATAATATTATTAATGAAATAGAGGGTGGGGATATTGGCAGTTTATACAACAGAGTTAAGGACAATTTTGGAGAACGGGAATTCAATATCGTTAAATGATTATCCCATTTTTGATGAAAATTATAGAAGTATTTTAAATACAAATATAATTGATTATTATTATTTTAGGGAGATAGGCTTTGAAACTGTTGCGCAATTTAATCATTATCTTAATAATAAAATGAATATTATTATGCCTTATTATAATAAAATATATATCGCAACTTTAAAAGAAATTAATCCGTTGAACAATTACAATTTAACTGAAAAATACGAAAAAATATATGAAGGAACTGGAAACAATACAACAAATGATTCTTCTAATAGCGATAGTTTAAACGCCTTTTCTGATACACCACAAGGTAATGTTTCAAATAATGAAATAACAGAATTGAATTATTTAAGTGAAGCTACACAAAATAAAGCTAATTATAAAAATTTGTCTACTTCAAATATGAAAAATAATGCAATGGAAAATTATATAAAAAATACAAGTGGAACTCAAGGAATTCCCGAAAGTGAAATGATAAAAAAATATGTTGATTCTTTATTGAACGTTGATAAAATGGTTATTGATGAATTGTCTGATTTATTTATGAAAGTGTGGTGATTTTATGTGGGTCAATGGACAATGGCTTTGTAATCCTATTATTCCAACTGTTTTTGATGAAAGCCTTTCATATTATGAAACAATTTGTAAACTAAATCAAATTGTTCAAGATTTAAATAAAAGATTAGATAGCTTTCAATCTGATTATGAAAATTACACTGATACAGAAATTTCTAAACTAAAAATATATACAGAAAATTTAATTGAAAATCTAACAAATAAAGTAAATGAAGATGTTGCAAATTTATATGTTTATATTTCAAATGAAGATAAGAAAATTTATGATGATATATTAAAAAGATATGATTATTTAATCGATTATATCGACACAACAGATGAAATAAATAGAGTTTGGACAATAACAGAAATAAATAAAGTAATAGAATTAGTAAATGAAATAAATGAAGATGGATTTTTAGTTTATAATCCTTTTAGGGGTTATAAAACAAAAATGCAGATAGTTATAAATGATATCTTTAATGCAATGCGAAAATTTGCTTTGTCTGCACTGGCTTATGATAATTTAAAACTTAGTGCAGATGAATATGACAAAAAACATTTATCTGCATTATCTTATGATTTATATGGGAAAATTTACCTTATTAGAAATTTTGCTCAATGTCATATGTTCTCACCTTTCAACGGATTATATACATTAATTTCTGATGTGGTAAATGAGCTTGCTTTACTTCATAAGAAAGCTTTGACAGCTTTAGAGTATGATAATCTTAATTATACAGCTACCATTTATGATGAAAAAAATATGAGTGCATATAATTATGACTGGATAGCCAATTCTTAAAGGGAGTGTAAAATATGCCTAGCACGAATAAAACAAATCCTTATGACCTTTCCCAATTTATTGGAAGTGATATTCCATCATGGCTTTCTGATTATAACAGTGATATGTTGAAAATCAATAATGCTATTCAAGAAGCTAAAATTTCTGCTGATGACGCTATGAGTAGTGCCGGTTCCGCTTCTTCCGATGTAACGGCATTATCTAATACTGTTTCCAATTTGTCTGAATCTCTGAATACTACTAATCAAAATGTAACAAAAAACACAAGCGATATTACTTCTATTAATTCTTCTGTTTCTAATATTAATCAGAATATTGATTCTCTAAATGGAAAAGTGAATGCTAATAGTGAATCTATTGGAAATCTTACTACGCAAGTTACTAGCAATACGCAATCTATTAATACAATCACACCAACTTTTCAAAATATGGGAAAATGGGTTACTGTTCCACTTTCAGTAGCTGAGCCTTTTACAACAACTAATTTAAATATTTATTATAATACATATTTAAATCTCGCAATCATTAACGGACTAGCTGAAATTCCAGATAGCTACAATGTTACTGAAACTCCATTTAATTTGTTAGCTAACACGCTTCCAATTGGAGTTGCTTATTCTTGGACAGCCGGGGTATATTATTCTAGTTATACAGAAAACGGTAATAGAACATCTAGCCCAACTACTGGATTTGATATTCTTGCAAATAATATATATCTTAATTTAAAAGCTAAACTTAAATTGGGTACATCCTCAACTAGTGGCCAGACAAACCGGAGAATTTCCATATATGCAGTCTATCTATTGAATAACGCTTTGAATTAAAAAAGAGGGCCATTGGCCCTCTTTTTTAATATCTTTTATAATATTCATCTTTTTCTTGCTTTTTTTCTATATCGTTTGATAATTTTTTCTTTAAATCTGATTTAGTGTCACTTATAAATGTTTTATTATTATAAAAACATAAATAAATAGGTTTATAATTTTCTCTTTCTTTTACTACTGATTCAAAATATTTTATAAATCTAGCTTTAACAAAAATATACATTACACTCACCTTTCAAAAGATATGTACTTTTTAGTACACTTATATTATAATATGTTCAATGCACGTTGTCAAGTGTTTATTGTAAAAAATGTGCATTTTTCTAGTGTCCAATAAACAGGACAGATATGCATGGAACAGCGTTTCACGCTTTAGTGCTTTAGTGTATGTTATATTTTCGAAAGGGTATTGACTTATGTTGATTTGTGTGTTATAAT